CTTGGTGACTCTACCCCAACATTCAGAAACACAGCACTTAAGTATCTCTGGCGTTATGGAAAAAAGAACGGAAATAATAAAGCAGACTTGATGAAAGCACTTCATTATGTTATGATGTGCCTTTATGTTGATCATTATAAAGGAATGAAATAATGGAAATCAAAATCGATATTGAAAAGCTAAGGAATAGAAAGTTATTTGTTGCGACACCAATGTATGGTGGTAATGCTAGTGGAATTTATACTAGGTCTTTGTGCGACTTGACTGCACTATGTGTTAAGTATGGGATTGAACTTCGTTCTTATTTCCTTTTTAATGAATCATTGATTACTCGTGCAAGAAATTATTGTGTAGATGAATTTTTGCGTTCTGATGCTCATCATCTTATGTTTATTGATGCTGATATTGGGTTTGATCCAAAGGATATCATCGCATTGATGGCATTACAGGATGAAGATTCTCCTTATGATGTTATTGCTGGACCTTATCCCAAGAAGTGCATTACATGGGAAAAGATTTTGCAAGCAGTTAATAAGGGTGCTGCAGATGGGAATCCATCAAATCTTGAAGATTTTGTCGGTGACTTTGTTTTCAATCCTGCAATGGATAAAGGTGAATCCAGTAAGACAATTAGACTTGACGAACCAGCTGAAGTATTAGAGACTGGTACTGGATTTATGATGATTCGTCGTCCAACTTTTGAAAAGTATAAGGAAAACTATCCTCAGTACTCATATAAGCCTGATCATGTTCGTACTGCAGAGTTCGATGGTTCTCGTGAAATCCATGCATACTTTGATTGTATTATTGATCCTGAATCAAAGCGTTATCTTTCAGAAGATTATATGTTTTGCCAGAATGTTCGTAATATGGGTGCTAAGGTTTGGTTGTGTCCATGGATGCATCTACAACATGCTGGTACATATGTTTTTGCTGGTAAACTTGCTGCGCTTGCTTCTATTGGTGCATCTGCTACAGCTGATGCAGAACTTTTGAGGAGTCAGAGAAATCCAAAGCCTATAGCACCATCTGCTCCTGCGCCTATTCCAGTTAGTACTGTTAGTCCAGAACTTTTGAAGAAGTTTAAGCCTATCTAACCCCGTGAAAAAGGATACTTTATTATGAAAATTAGTGAGAAAACTATCAATATCCTGAAGAATTTTTCCAATATCAATGGTTCTATTTTGGTGCGACCGGGAAATGTTCTAAAAACTGTTGGCACTCAAAGGTCAATTTATGCAACTGCTATTGTTGAGGAGGATTTTCCTCAACAGTTTGCAATCTATGAATTGCCTAAGTTTCTTGGTGTCTTGTCTCTTTTCCAAGATCATGATATCAATTTTGGTGAACATCAATTATCAATTACATCTGGAAATCAGGTTGTAAATTATACATATGCAGATATTTCTGCAATTATTGCACCACCAGAAGATAAAAAGATTGTGGTTGATCCGGCTGAAATTGAATTTTTGATAAATCATTATGATTTTCATAAGGTTTTGAAGGCTGCTTCGATTCTTCAGGTTCCTAATATTGCAGTTTTTGGCGATGGTAATGTTATAAAAGTTTCTGCTATCAATTCAAGGAACCCAACATCTGATACATTTAGTATTGAAGTTGGTACAACAGATAAGATTTTTAATATGGTATTTCGTGTTGAATATCTTGTTAAGTTGTTTCCATTGAGCTATAATATCAAGATTAATTCAAAAGGCATCTCTTCATTCACTGACAATAACATTGAATATTTTATTATGACTGAAGCGGAATCTAAGTTTAACTCTTGATAGGAAAAACAAATGCTTGATGAATTTCTCTGGGTAGAGCGTTATCGTCCCAAGACTATCGATGAATGCATTTTGCCTGAAGGTCTCAAAGAGACTTTCAGGTCTTTCGTCGCACAAAATGATATACCTAATCTAATTTTGTCTGGCTCTGCAGGCGTTGGTAAAACAACGGTTGCTCGTGCTATGCTTGATCAGATTGATGCTGACTATATTGTAATTAATGGATCAATGAATGGAAACATCGATACTCTCCGAACTGAAATTCTCAATTTTGCATCGGCAGTCTCTTTCACAGGTAGACGCAAGTACGTCATTCTTGACGAGGCGGATTACCTCAATGCAAATTCCACCCAGCCAGCCTTACGAAATTTTATGGAAGAGTTCTCCAGAAATTGTGGTTTCATTCTCACCTGTAACTTTAAAAACAGAATTATTGAACCGCTGCATTCTAGGTGCTCTGTCATAGAGTTTAAGATCACGAAGGATGATCTTCCAAAACTTGCTTCTCAATTTATGAAAAGGATTATTAATGTTCTTAATTCTGAACGAATTTCTTTTGACAAGTCTGTTGTTGCTGAACTTATCTCTAAGCATGTACCTGATTGGCGACGAGTCATCAATGAACTTCAGAGGTATTCGGTCAATGGGTCTGTTGATACTGGTATTTTTGTCAATCTCGACAAATCTAATTTTAAAAATTTAATTGATCATTTAAAGAATAAAAACTTTGCGGAAATGCGTAAGTGGGTAGCAGAGAATTCTGATACTGATACGACTACAATTTTTCGTAAGCTTTATGATATGGCAAATGATGTAGTAAAATCAAATTCAATTCCAGAGTTGGTATTGATCTTAGCTGAGTATCAGTATAAAGCTGCATTTGTGGCGGATGCTGAGATTAATTTGGTTGCTGCATTTACACGTATTATGATTGATATTGAGTTTGAATGATGAGTCCTTTTGAATTTGTAAACGCAATCAATACCACCAAACAAGACTTGATCAGGGATTCTGAAAATCCCGATCTAGCCGAAACCTTTTATAAGCCTTATCCAATTAATAAGGCTTTTTCTTATTTTAAAGATACTGTTATGTATGCTAATGAAATTAATATGTATTCCAATATCGATAACAAACTTCAAAATGATTATTACCTAAATAGTATACGAAAAGGAAAAAGGTATTCTAAGTGGCATAAAAAAGAAGAAGACGACAAGATTGAAGCCATCATGGAATATTATAATGTAAACTATGCAAGGGCTCGTGAGATTAATAATATATTGACTGATGAGCAACTGACCCTTATAAAAATAAAATTAATAAAAGGTGGCAATAATGTTCAATCTCAATCAATTGGTGGAAATTAGATTAAAAAATCCAGAAGATTTCTTAAAAATTAAAGAAACACTTTCTCGTATTGGTCTAGCATCAAAAAAAGAAAATACTTTATATCAATCTTGCCACATTCTTCATAAACAGGGCAAATATTACATAGTCCATTTTAAAGAATTATTTTTATTAGATGGAAAAGATTCTACTTTGGCAGAAGGTGATATTGCCAGACGCAATAGGATTGTTACACTTTTAGAAGAATGGGAATTGCTTGATATTGTTGATCCAGATAAGGTTGATAATTTGCAGTCTCCTCTCAACCAGATCAAGATCATTCCTTTTAAAGAAAAAAATAAATGGAATTTGGTTACAAAATACACAATTGGTAACAAATATTAATAAAAAAATTATTTAAAATAGCTCCTTCGGGGGCTATTTTTTTGTTGACACGTTGTTTCAGATGTCCTATAAAGGGTCATCAACAACGGAGATATGGACATGCTTTGGATTAGCGAAATCGAAAAAGTTCTGGGTTGTGATGAAGACATGGCGTTTAAGGTTTACGAACGTATGGTTATAGACTTCTCTGAATGTACGAATGAGGAGTTTGAGCGTGAGGTTCGCTTTGCTTACAGCCGCATTCTCAAGGCTGGCAGCACTTTCTACTACATCTGAGGGAGAGAGAAACATGCGTAATCATTGGAAAATCTTTGACTACATCAACGAACTGATCTATCTCGCTGAAATCCTTGAGGTTCCCGGTGCTGCGGATACCATTCAGATCATGCTCAGAGAAATGTGGGTGAAATTTCCCAAAGAATGTGAAAATAATTTCGTTTCTAAGCCAAAAACAGTTGACATCTACTGCTAGATTGCCTAATATCAATCATCAACTGATGGAGACACCACATGCTCACCAAGTCCTCTCTTGTCACCATGATCGACACCGCTGATCAGGAAAAGCTGGCTCGTATCGTTGGGAGGGCTTGTGTTGCCCTCTTTCGTCGCCAAACTGAGGATGAAAAGGCTATGAATGCCGCTGTTGAGAGCAATAACCGTGGTTTCACTCAGGCTGATGCTCGTCAGGGTTCTATCACCGCCAAATATTTCATCAAGAATGGCACCCTGCTGGAATGGCAAGTTAACCAGTGGCTCCGCAAGGATGTTCGTGGAACCGCCCGTATCGTGAAGTACTGGAAGCAACTTTCTGAGGAAGCGGCTAAAAAAGCCGCTTGACACCCTCTGAGGATATGCTAATATCAATCATCAACTGATGGAGAGAGTCATGGATACGAATTCTTACAACGTGGACAAGGTTGGTGGCGTGAAGCTTGGTGATCGTGTTCGCTACACCAGCGCAGCTGGTCTGATCCGTGGTGAGATTGTTGATATGCGTCTGGCGCTCAATGCTGCTAACACCATCGTTCCTTGGGTCACGATCCAGTACATGGACATGTATGCCTACAAGCGTGTCGAGATTTGCGGCACAGAAGATAACTTGAAGATGATGAAGTTCCGTGTTAACTTC